GGGGTACGCTGCCAGCACTCTCTGGCGCGCGGATCGTCCAGTCCTGCAAGGTCAGGCCGTCGGTCATGCCGTGGATCAGTCCATTGCTGAACAGCGTGCGGCCATCGGGCAAGTTGCAGTAGCGCACGCGGCTGAATCCCAGCGCGGGATGCACCACATACCGGTCACCGTTGGGCCAGATCGCCGTGAGCGCTCCGCCCACCGTCGCCAGCATGTAGCCCGTGGACTGGTGCAGGTTCTTGTGGCACAAAGCAGACGCCTCGCTGTACCCGCCCCTGCGGGAAATCTCGCCGGTCAGGCCAATGTCCACGTTCAAAGCCGAAGCAAGCTCGCCACTGCTGCGCCGATGCCCAGGCAAGACGTTGTTGATCCCTGTGAAGCTCTCGAACGTCAGCATGTGGCTCCCCTGTTAATGGTCGGCGTACCGGAGCGAAAGCACAATGCGGTGCGAGGTCTGACGGTCACGCCGGAGATTCGCGGAACCCCGGAGTAGAAGGCAAGTACGCCCTGCCCTTGCGCTACGGCGCTCGCGCTGGCCGTCGGTACACCTGCATGTGCCACACAGGTGCCGTGCGTACGGACGGTTGCGTTGGCGGAAGGCACGCCTGCGTAAAAAGCGCTCGCCCCGGCCACTCTCAGTCCTGACTGGGCTTTTGGCGTACCAGCAGACGCTACACACACCCCTTGGGCGCGGAGTATTGGGTAGGTTTTTGGTGTACCTGCTGCAAACACTGCCGAGCCCTGCGCCTGCACTGTTGCCGTGTTGCGCGCCGAAGGTGTGCCAGAAGCAAAGGCGCGGGTGCCAAGCGCCGTCAACATAGTGTTCGCCGGAGGCATGCCCCGCAGAGCCATGGGCGATCCACTGGCAACCGCATAGACGCCTCTCGGGCGCACAGTCCTGTCCGACCATGGGAACGCGGTAGGCTGCCCCGCTGCAAACGCGACCACGCCAACAGGCTCAATGGTCGTTGGGTAGCCAAGTTGCGCGGCGGGTTCTCCGGCTCCGAACGCCAGAACCCCGTCGGCCTGCGCTGTGCGGTTTGGCCCACGCACTGCGGTTGGAGCACCCGCAGCAAATGCTGCCACCCCCACGGGGAAAACAATCTCGTCCTCCGGCGTAATTGCCTTCGGCGTACCAGATGAAAATACAAGCGCGCTGCCTGCCTGCGCTGTGCGGTTTGGTCCGCGTACTGCTATGGGCGCGCCAGCAGAGAACGCTAATGCCGAACCGGCGATGACGGTGGTGTCGGGGTCCAGCGCACCGAACCCTGCTTCATATCCAGCAGGCGGCGTGTGGTTGAAGGCTGTCGCCCCAAAGTTCGCGGTGATCGTGCCCGCGTAGCCTACTGCCGCGTAGAACTGCGAACCCGTCAGCGTAACCGTCACCCCGAAGTCCACGCCGTCTGCCCAAAACTTGAGCGTCTTGGCTGTAGCGTCGAGCAGCACACTCAAAGTCGTGGTCGGCCCACCAACCGACGACGAGGCGGTGATGGCTGAGTTGGTGTAGATATTCCCCGACGAACTTTCGGCGGCCCACGCCTCAGCGTCAGACCCCAGCCAGTTGTTAATGTTACTGGCAGACGTGGCGACGCCAGCCAAGACGCCTGAAACACCAGACGGGTACGTCAGCTCCCAGTAGTATTTGCCAGCGGTGGCTCCAAATGTGGAGCGCACGCTGTCGCTCGAACCGCACGATGCGGTGAGGTTCCCCCCCGTCAGGACAACACCGGCGGCCTTGTCCGCCGGGTTCCAGGCGGCAGGGATGATGGCCATGATGACCCTTTACGGCACGAGAGAGAAAATCTTGTAGCTGCCGCTGTCCCATTGGACGGTAATGTCGCCGCCGTTCGTGGCCATTGGGAGGCCAGTCACGGTGTCCACGAAATAGAGCAGAGGCGATGTACCTGCAACGCCGGTGTCTTTGTAGATCGCCAGGTAGCGAGCGTTGGCACCCGCAGTGACAGCTGTGTACACAGAGTCGGCGGCGTCAAACACGCCACCCGTTACGGCCTTGCTTGCCAGGGTCTGCGCAGTGTTCAGCGCTGAGGCCGACACGTCCGACAGGAACTCATGCGAGGCGCTGTAGGTGTAGGCGTCCGACAGAAGAGCCACCTTGATGGTGTCGGATGTGAGGTTGATGGAACCGCTGAGAATTTTCTCGGCGCCCTTGGGGTATAGCTTGTTTGCCATGGGGTACTCCTGCAATGGTTGGATGCAGTGTCACCATGCAGCACCGTGGTATCAAACCCTATACGGGGCGCCTTTTGACGGCGACAAGGTAGCCCTACGGAAAGATCGACACGTTGTGGTGCACCACGTCCTCGCGCGTGGTGCGGCGCATGTCGCTGTCGGGCATTGGGCCGAAATACGCGGTGAAATCGGCCTCTGCTGCTGCAGAGCGCGTCGCGTCGAAGCCGTCGGCGTCCGGCACGCTGAACGCCTTGTGCAGCGCCCACTGGATCAGGTGCTCATGGTGGGCCGCATGGATTTCCGGCTTGTCCATGTCGTTGGCCAGTTGCTTGAGCGGCAGGCGGTAGCACTCCAAGTGCAGCACATCACCGGCCTTGATGGCGCCAACAACGCGCAATGTGGTGTCGTCCTGGATCAGCCACGGGCTGGGCTCGTCCATGTCGCGCCAGTCGCACACGTTGGCGTCCAGCCACTCACGCGACTTGATCGACATCGGGCGCGACGGCTCGGTTCCAGAGCCCTTGATGCGCAGGTTAATCAGCTCGTACACCGATGGGTGCAGTGGGTAGGTGTGCTGACCTGGCGCAAGCGCGATCTGGCACACGGCCGGGTTCTCATCCTCGCGGATCAGCCGTCCACGAACGCAAGCCTGCGCATGGGCGTCGTTGAGCCAGTCCATCACCGCCTCGTCGGGCCAAAGGAAAGGCTGCTCCGTATCCCGTGCAAGCACGCGAAACCGGCGAATCAGGTCTTCGAGGGTCATATCAGCGGGCGCCGAACTGCTCGATCAGGGTGGAAACCTCGGCGCGCAGTTTTGCGATGCCAAGGCGCTTGTCCAGCTCCACGTCGTACTTGCGGGCGTATTCTTCCAGCGCGCCCTTGTCCATGCTCTCCACAGTCAGCAGCATGTTCTCGGTTTGCTGGTGTTCGTTGGCTGCTTTGCGCTCCTGCTCTTCATGCAGTGCCTGCGCCTTTTGCAGTTCCTCGGCCTTTCCCTTGGGCGCCTTGGCGGCTGTGGGCTCATCCTTGGCCAGCGCAAACTCGGCAAAGCGCAGCAGTCGCTTGGCAGTGTCCGGCGTAACCATGTGGGTGTCGCCAGGCGCCCAGACGGTGCCCGCCTTGTCGTTGTAGGGCTTGCGCCCGCTGTAGGTCAGTCGTGTGAAGTTCATGGCCGGTCCTTGAAGGTGTGCCGAAGCAGGCCGGAGTTACCCGGCCTGCGCTCTCATGCCATCAGGCGCTCAGGGCTGGCCTTCGCTGGCAACGGTCAGCACCACGTCAATGCGCGATGCCTTGACGTTGTTGGCGGCTGCAGTGGTCAGGATCAGGTAGGCATCCTTTGGCAGCGTCACTGGCGCATTGGTCGTGGCGTTGCGCAGGCGCGCGGCCGTGGCCAGGTTCAGTGCGGCACCAAAGTAGTCGTCGTCCTGCGGCACCTTGGTGTCGTTGACGCCATCGACGTACTCGAAGCCCAGATTGCCGGTGATCGTGGCGGTCATGCCGACCGAAACAATCGCCAGACTATCGAGCAGGCTGGAGCCCGCAGGGATGACGCCGATGCGCACCTTGTCGCCCGAGGCGACGGCAGCAGTGGAATCGCCGCCGACGACACCGCCGTTAGCGGCGGTCTGCAGCGTGTAGTGCAGGCCGTGGGCGTTGCCCCAGGGGGTTGCGCCCACGTTGTTGCGGGCGTTGTGGTTCTTTTGGGTGATCGTGGCCATTTCAGCCTCCGTATTCAGTGGGTGAATGTGTGTGTGATGACCCGGACCGCCTCACGGTGATCCGGGTTGCTCGGAGGCTTACTGGCGGGCCCCGATGATCGGCACTGCCGTGTCGATGGCGATAACGCCATGGTCGGTGAAGTGCTTGATGCCACCGCCCTGGTCCACCAGCCAACGAACCTTGGCCAAGCCCTGGATGGCGCCAATCAGCAGTTCCATCTTGTCGTCGTGGTCAAACTCCTTTTCCTTCCAGAAGAAGGGCATGCCACCGTGACGGCTCGATGCGAAGGCCTGCGCCAGCGCCTGGCCGCCCAGCAGCAGCGCGCGGTCCACGGCGTGGGTCGTGCTGAAGCTGATGGGCACCGTGCAGGTGCTTTCCGTTTCGCTGGTGTTCGATGCGCAGTAGCGGATCGTGTCACCGGCATAGAAGCGGATGGGCTTGGGCATCTTGCAGATCAGCACGCCATTCCACAGGCCCACCTCACCCAGGAACAGGGGGTGGTTCTCGGCCTTGGCCGCGCGGGCCATTGCGTTGGCCTGGAACTGGCGGAAGTTCGTGTCCTGCGCGAAGCTGTGGTACTGCGCGGGCGACACCAGCAGGCAGCGCAGCGGCGAGTCCTCGGCCACCTTGTCGCCTGGCAGCTTGATGGCTGGGGGCGGCAGGGCAATCGACTCGATCACCGTGCGAATGCTGTCCACCACATCCATGTCCAGCAGGTCCGTGGTTGCCAGGTCGATTTCGCCGGTGTTGACAGCGAACGGCTTGATGGCAGAGCCATCGGCCACGAAGTGACGGTTCTTGGTCGGTGCCTTCACCTCGTTGATGGCCATCTCGGCAAAATCGGCGTGGTCGGCCGTGGGCAGGCGCCACTCGATGTTGTCGTGGAAGCCACGGGCGCCCGCCATGTGCACCAGCATCGACTGGTCCTGGTAGGCGTCCATCAGCGACTGCGCAATCGGGCGGCCCACCTTGCGGAAGTCCACCGGCGAGCGCAGATCGGTCATGGTGTCGCCCACGTCCACGGGGAAGCGCGCCTGGTTGACGCGCACCCGTGCTTTGTCCAGCGCCAAGCCAACACCCTTGCCCTCGGCCATGCGGCTACTCATGATCGGGTAGGCGCCCACGGGTTGAACGAAGTGGAATTCCACCTCGTCGCCCTTGCCGCGCGACAAGTCCACCGTGCGAACGATGGGAAGGTCGGTGCTGGTCTGCTTGCGCAGAACGTTGTTCACCTCGCCCTCGCCGGAGGGCATCTTGCCGACCATGCGGTTGAGCGTCGAATTGCGCTGCATGGACTGAGCGAACAGCCCCGCAGCCTGTACATACTGGGCATTGGCAGAGCCTGCGCCCACGGAAGTCTTGGACATGGCGTCCTCCATCTAAGGGAGAGGGCTGTCCCATCACGGGATGGCCCAGGGTTTCAAAAACGCGCGGCGGTCAGGCCACGCTGTTCATCAGCCGGTTTTGCTTTTCAGGGCTCAAACCGGCCATGTAGTCCAGCAACGCTGCGGGGTTGGATGCCATGGCGGTTACCCGCTCGGCCTCCGTTGCGCCGGATGCAGCAGCGCCTGGCAGGTCCGACAAACTCGCCGGAGGCTGCGCCTGCGCCTTCTCCAAAGCCCTCGTCACAGCATCGGCAGGGGTGCCTTTGCCGGTAGCGGCCTTGAAGCTCGAAAACACGTCGATCACGTCCTGCGCTGCGCCATTGGTCAGGGCGTGCTCGATGCCCGCCCGTGCAAAAGCGGGCTGTGCGCCCATCCAGCGCTTGAACTCGGCAGACTCGAACACCTCATCGGCGTCCGGGTGTGCCGCGTAGATGGCGCCCGTATGGGCATCCACCTGCTGCTTGGCTTCACGCTGCCGGAACGGCGCAAGTGCCGCCTCCAGCTTTGCATCCACCAGCGCGGCTGCGCGCTGCTCCACCAGGGCTGCAACACCCTTGGCAATGCCTTCCTCGGAAAAGTCCCCGAACAGGGACACATCCACACCAGCGGCTGCGGCGGCCTGGGCCATCGCAAGGTTCTGGTCTGCCTGGGTCGGTGCGTGGCCAGCATCCGCTCGGGCCTGCGCTTGATCTTGGGCGGCAGTGAGGTTCTGGGCTTGGGCGGCGGTCAGTTGCTGCAGCTGGGCCTTGAGCTGTTCGTTCTCGGCCTTGACGCTGTCGCGCTCCTGGCGTGCCTGGGTGAGCTTCTCGTAGGGGATCGTGTATTCACCGGATTTGCTGGCAATGGGCGCTGGCTTCTCGTCTTCCTGAGTCGCTGCTGCCGATGCTTTGGTATCGCGGTTCGTGTCTTCGGGTTGTGCTGCAGTGCCGTCATTGGCAGGCGCATCGGTCTTTGGCTGGCTCGCGTCCGCGTCCAGATCCAGCGTACCGGCGAATGCCGCATCGAGCAGTTGCTGTGCTGTGGTTGTCAAGTTATGTGCTCCATCCCCTGCTATCCGGCAGGGCCTGTTGGTGGGCACACCGTTTCGAGGATCGGGCCAGGGCCGAAACCCTGGCCTTCACGCTCTCCAGCGGTGGGAGTTGGCCGACCCATCACGGGCGGGCTGGATACAGTCTCGCGGGGGGCGCTCCTGTTTGTGAAACCCTATACTGTGCGGGCGCAAAAAAGCCGCCTCGGTGGGCGGCTTGGCGTGGTGCGCGGCTCGCAGCCCATCAGCGGCCAGCGCAAACCCCCGGCGACGTGGTAAAAGCTGCCGTCAGCTCCAGAACACTCTGTACAGCCTGTTTCGCAAGGGTGTCGCATGCCTTCTCTCGGGTTTGAATAGCCACCCACTTGCCATTTTTGAAGTGCCCAAGGCGCTGATCCAAAAGGATGGCTGCATGCTTTCCCGCTTGTGTCATCACCACGCCTGCCAACAAGTTGTCGTGGTCAAACCATTGGGCGCGCAGGACAAAGCCGCCCCCCATGTCGATCCGCAGTTTTTCGCGCTCAACTGCCGACTGAGCTGCATTCGCAAGAAACCGTTTTGCAAGAGCTTTGGCGCTCGGCACTTTTGTCATGCAATCTCTCCTTGAAGGTTGTCGGCTGGGGTTGGGGTTTCGATGCCCTCCATGCCCTGCCCTGCGTTGGTGACTGCCGCTATTGCTTGGCCTTCTGTCTCAAAGTAGCCGATGTGTTTGTACTTCCCGTTGATGCGCGGTTTCGCGCACCACTTGCCTCTCGCCTTGTCGAAGCTCACGCCAACCACAGAGGATGTTTTTCGCCTGAGATTTCTGGGCTCCGGCTTTGGTGGGAGATCCCCGCTGCAAATTGTGGCGCCGTCGTGAAGCTCGCGCTTAGCGTGCAAATAGGCGATGTGCGCCTTGTAATCGTCGTCGTACAGCCCGAGGTTTATATTTTTCCCGGTGCGATCTGCGATTTGAGCCATCCAACACTGGCGTTGCTTGTTCCAGGTAACGCCGAGATATTCAGTGCTTGTTTTAGCAGGCGATACCCCGTGTCTATTCTGTGCATTTTGCTGGTTCGAGACCTCTCGCAGATTCACAAATGCATTGTTCGCCCGTTCGCCGTCTTTATGGTCAACGTCTCCGTTTGGCCAGCGGCCGGTCACGTA